GGCGCTCTCGGTGCCGCGGCTGACGTTGCAGGTAAGGCCGCTGCGGCCTATGCGGGCTTGGCTGCGGCGGCGGCGTTGGCTTCTGCTGCGACTGAGGGAAATAGGCGCAAGACCACAATTGAGGACTTCAATAACGCGCTTCTCGGCACCGCCCAGAACGGCGAGGCCGCGGAAAAGGCGCTAGATTCCGCCTTTAGTGGAGTTCTAAAGACCGACCTAATAGCCGGCGGCACGACAAACGTCAATAGCTTTGCCGATGCGCTTGACCGCGTATACCACGCTTCAGTGTCGGATAGCATTGCAGATTTTGGCAACACGCTATTCGGGCAGAACGCAACTTCCGGAATCAACGCAGCCAAAGATGCCATCGGAGATTACGATAAAGCCCTCGCTGCGATGGCGACCTCGGGGAATTTCAAAGACTCTGCGGCCGGATTCCAATTGGCGGCAGATAAGGCCAAGGAAAACGGCGACTCGCTTGAAGACCTGGTCGAACTTTTCCCGGCTTACAAGGATGCGATCCTTGCTAATAAGACCGCGAATGGAGAGACGCAGGTTTCTCAAGAGGCGCTGGTCGAAGCGATGCTGAAGGGTGGTACGGCGGCTGAGGTAGCCGCTGACGGGATCAAGAAAACAGGGGAGGCCTCAGCCACAGCAGCGCCTCTGAACGAAGACCAGCTCAAAGCCCTTGCGGATATGGGCCTCGCTGCTGATGGAACGGTCGAGTCCCTTAGCAAGCTGCTGGATGTGATGTTCGCCACTGGGATAGCGACCATGTCTGCGCGTGATGCCGAGTCTGCTTATCAGGAGCAGCTTGACACGCTAAAGGTGAGAATCGATGAGGTCAACGCCTCACAGTCGGCTGGCAATGCCGTGTGGGATGAGGCTAAGGGCAGCTTTGATCTGACTAGCGACGCCGGGCAGGCTGCAAATGGGGTCTTTGGAGCTCTGCAGCAATCCGCGATCAACACTACGAAGGCGATGGCGGATGCTGGAGCTTCCCAGCCAGAACTGCAAGCCAAGCTTGGCGACACGTATAAGTCGCTTTACGACACAGCGAGGGCGTTTGGCGCTTCAGAAACGAAGGCGGACGACCTCGCACGGTCGGCCCTATCTATTCCGAAGAATGTTCCCATTGAAACTGCGATCCAGAACTACGCCGACGCGATGGCTAAGTTGCAGGGTGTGGGCGATAAGGCTAATGCCCTAAACGGCAAGGTCGCCAACGTCTACATCAACACGCACGAGTCGATCACTAAGTACCTAACTACTAAGGGCGCGGCGGATCTCAACGCGGCACAGAATGGCGGCGCAACGGGTGGGCGCCTCGCGGACATCATGGGGTTTACTGCGGGCGGTCGTCCCTTCGATGGCCGCGTGCCTGCTCCACGGCCGGCTGATATGCGACTCGACAACGTTCTGGGGCTCGTCAATGGCGAGCCAGTTGGGTTGCAGGGACGGGAGTGGATCATCAATGGTCGGTCCAGTGACGAGTATGACCGGGAACTGGCGGCGATTAATGCGGGCACGTTCCCGAAGCTGCCCGGTTATGCGAATGGTGGGCGCGAGTATTCGGCTCAGCAACTCGGATACGTCCGCCAGTCCGGTTCTCCTGCCGGCGGCGCGTCGTCATTCGAGGGCAACCTATACCTTGACTCGGGCGAGTTCCTTGGCAAGGTCCGCGGCGTGGCCCGGCAGGAAGCTGCGGGTGTGGTCGCTTCAGCCGATGGGCAGTCAAGGTATACGAGAGCGGGGAGGTAGCTGATGGTTGCTGTTGTAGCTGAGGCTTTGATGGATGCTCCTTGCGACCGGGCCGGGATCACGATCACCGGGCTGGGTATTGGCGAGTCTGTGGTGACGGTGTGGCAGTCGGCGGACGGGGAACGTAACCCTGTCCCCGGCTACCGGCGTGTTGTCATGAATGACGCGACGTTCCTCACTGACTATTTTTGCCCGCTTGGCCGGCCGGTCACGTATGAGGTGGAGGTTATCAGCGGCCCGGGCGGTCCTTCTAGGACCACCTCGGAGCCGGTGACATTGCCCTCGGTGACTGGCTGGTTGATGGATCCGCTCATCCCTCAGACGGCTGTACCGGTCGTCGGAGAGGGGCGTGAGAGCGGCGAGATATACCTGCGTGGTTCGGCTCTTGCTGCGCTGGAGTACAACGCGGATATCAGTATCTTCCGGGTCATGGGCCAAGACAAGCCGATGGCGTTGTTCGGGCAGCGGATGGCTGAGATGGGCCTCGACACTTCCCTCGGGATTCATTCGGCTGAGCAGAACGCCCGGTTGAAGAAGCTCCTGAAGTCAACCGCGCAACTCGTGTTCCGTCCGCTCCCGTCATGGGGTGCGGTGGAGTTGGCCGGGACGATGCATCTTGGCAACGCGAAAGCCACGCAGGTCCCCGTCAACGTTTTCATGGGCGGCGATATTACGTGGTGGGACATGCAGTCTGACGTTGTGTCCGCACCAACGATCAAGGTACTCACGGCGACGTTCACTTATGGCGACGTCGAAATCCTGATGGAGACATACCAGCAGAAGCTGGACTCGGTCATAGCCGCTGCTGCTACTGCGGGCCAGTCTCCGACGTACCTGTTCGACATGAAGCAACCTATCGGTTAGGAGCCACCCATTGCGCCTCATTGACGAGATTTCATTGATGGCGTTGGAGGGTTCTCGCCCGGCGGACACGCTCACGGTGTGGGCGTGGCGTGGCGGGTCGTTGGCTGTCCCTGAGCCGTTGCAGGTCATTGATTGGTCGGCTCGGGATGAGGCCGGGGATTCGGTCAAGGTTGGGCAGCGTATGTCGTTCACCATCGCGGACCCTGACGGAACGTTGGGTGCGTGGCGGTTCGATGATCCGCTGGGTGTGGGCGGCACTAGGTTGCAGGTTGTTTACCGTGTTGGCGGTGCGGGGCCCGTGAATTTTGCGTGGCTCCGTGTTGTGGACAACGAACCTGACGAGGTCATCGACTGGCGGGCCATTGACGAGTACGGCCACGACTTGCCTGACGGGATATTGGGGCCGCACAAACGTTCCCGCCCTATCGTGAAGGCTGTTGTGAAGCTTGAGGCCGTTGACCTGACTATCAATGTGGATCGCGACCGTCTGGAGAATCCTGAATCACCGGGTGCCGGCGCGACTGTCCTGTCTGAGTTTCAGCGTCTCACCGCAGAGTATTTCCCGACCGTGATCGACGCTGGCGTCACTGACCGTGACGTGTCCCGGCAGTTGGTGTTTGACCGTGAACGCCTTGAGGCTTGCCAGGATCTTCTGGCCCGCGTGTCGGCTGCGTACCGGATGGGCGGCGACGGGGAATGTCACGTTTACCCGCGCACGGATGGCCCTGTGTGGCGTGTGGAGCCGGGCAACTGCCTTGTGAGCGTGAACCGGAAGCAGTCCCTTGACGGGCTGTATAACCGGTGGGTTGTTGAAGGTAAGGACTCCACTGACGGTAACCCGGTCGTCGGGTCCGCGACCATCACCACGGGGCCGCTGCATTACGGCGGCGATCATGGCAAGGCGCAGTTCTTCTACTCGTCCGAGATGATCGAAACCGTGGGGCAGGCGAACGCATACGCCCAGGAATTGCGGGATAAGGCGCTGGCGTCTCTGGCTGTGGAGCTCAAAGTAACAATCACTCCGCGCCCGGAGTTGCAGGCGGGTGACCGTATCGAGGTTGGCTACCCGTTGGCTGCCGGTTATGTCACTTACTTCCTCGGGCAGATCACGTCGATTAGCCGAAGTGGTAGCCCTGTCCCCGGCCCAACAACGTTGACCGTTTCGTGTTCCTACTCCGATGTCATTACGTCCCTGACGCGCACCGACTGGGCACAGTACCTAACCGCGGGGAAACCGGAACTGACATGGGACCGGATGCCCGGCACGTGGGGCACCCTACCGCCCATCGAGTGGGACGACTTGCCCTAAGGAGGCTGACATGGACGGCCTGAAACACACTATGGCGGCGATACCGGCCGGGACAACGCGCCGCACCTACGGGACCGCGCATTGGGACGGTACGCGCTGGTACGCGAAGCTCGGCCCCAACCTGTTGGACGCCCGATGGCTCGACCCTATCCAGCCGTTGCAGGGCGGGAAGATCATCATCGACCTGACGAAGGACGAGTTCGGGCAGTCCACGGCGCTGGTGATGGGCGGGTACACGGACCAGCCCCGACCGTCCACCGGGACCATCCTTTCAGTGGGAGTCAGCGACATTGTCTTCACCGGGGAGGACGCGACCACCTACTCGACAGATCGGTTCATCGGTGCGATTGGTGACTATGCGCCCCTTGACCTGATCTTCTTTGCTTGGGCAGCGGGGAAGCCGGTCATCATCGGCAAGGTACCGTCCATCACCACTGTCCACCCGGCGCCCGAACCAGTCCCACCGGGAACCGTGTCGGGTGAGACGGCGTTGATTGCCACAGCCTCGGACACGTTCGGCGTCGGCGGTTGGGGGCGGTGGGCTACCTCCCAGCCGGCGCAGGGCGGCGAGGACGTCTATAGCGGCACCCTCGGGTCGTACACACTCACAGGCTCATGGTTCTACGGAGCGCCCAAACCGGAGCTCGCTGGCAAGACCATCACCCGGATCCGGTTCACCGTACCGCCGCGGCTCTCCGCTGTTGGTGCGTACAACGACCCGGCGACGATCCACCTTTACGCGCACACCAGCCAGGCAAGGCCAGGTGGTGACGTTTCCCGCGTGACCGGCCCGCACGACGTTGTC